CACGTTGACCAGTCTGCAGAACCAGATCAATCTGCTCTCATCTGCGCTAGTTTATGCGGGCACTTGGAACGCATCGACCAATACGCCTACGCTTGCATCTGGTGTTGGTACTGCCAATACGTTTTACATCGTATCGGTGGCTGGAACTACGACTCTGAACGGCATCAGCAACTGGGGCGTTGGTGACTGGGCTATCTTTAATGGCACGGTTTGGCAACGTATTGAGGGTGGCGCAGAGGGCAACTTCACCAATCTGTCGGTTAGCGGAACAACTACGCTATCTGGTGGAACTGCTAATGGGGTGATGTACCTCAATGGGTCTAAGGTTGTTACCACTGGATCTGCGTTGGCTTTTGATGGCACGAACTTAGCTCTGGGTGGATCTTCTCCATCTACTTCCAGTGGCTATAGCAAGATGCGCATGAATGGAAGCACTGGCAGTTTGCTAGAGTTGACTAGCAACGGCACACAAGTGCTGCTAATCCAAGCAGATGGCGCTGCTGCTGGTGCCAGAATCGTTACGGCTTTCAATGGTAGCAGCCCACCACTAATTTTGGGGGTCAATAACTTGACAGAGGTGCTGTTGACCAACGACGGTATGGGTCTTGGCACTGGAATCACTGCGGTAACTAGTGGCTACAAGCTGGATGTACAGGCAGCTAAAGCCTTGACTCTTCTGAAGTCTACAACTGGAACCAATGAGGTTTTCCATCGGATCAACAACACTGGTGGTAATTTCACTCTGGGTATTGATAGCGCGGCAGGCGTTCAAACGGGCACTGGTTATGCGTCCTACTTGTGGAGTACGGCAAACACGCCACTTGTTTTGGGCACGAACAACGCGGCAGTTGCGACCTTTAGTGCTGCTGGCAACCTGACGCTTAACACAGGGACGTTTACCTATTCTGCTGGCACTGCCAACGGTGTGGCCTACCTCAACGGCTCCAAAGTCCTGACCACTGGGTCTGCGCTGACGTTTGATGGGACCAGTTTTTGTCTTGGAACAGCATCACCTTCGGGCGGTTACAGATTTACTCAGCTTGTTCCCGCAAGCGGAACGGCAGTAAGTGCTTTTCGCGTCACCAACGGAAGCGACGCGACTTTCGATGTAAACCTGCAAACAAGCCTTGCATCTATTGGAACTGGCGTTGGTGATTTGGCTTTCTTGCGTCAAGGCTCCGAACAAATGCGCCTGACCAGCACAGGGCTGGGTATTGGGACGAGTACACCTTCAACCAAACTGCAAGTTAACGGCAACGTCTACCTCGGCGGTGCAGCACGAAACATTTACGCTGATAACGGCAGCGGAATCTTTTTCAACGGTCTGAACAATTTTGGGTCGGGTATTTATTCAGACGGAAGCGGCACTGCACTCAAGTTTCAAACGTCATCCGCTGACAGGATGACCCTCGACTCCTCCGGCAACCTGGGTATTGGGACGAGTTCGCCGGGGTACAAGCTGCACGTTTCATCGACTGCATCAACTGCTGGCTACTTCACTGGCACGGGCGCAGTAACCACGATTGACCTTGACAACACCAACGCAAACGGTTGGGGAAGCAACATTGCAATCAGGACAGGTGGCACGGCTGCTGGCTACTTCGGAACCATTGGTTCTTTGCTTGGCAACACTACGCAAGACCTTGCTGTTTATGCCACTGCTGGCAATGGGTTTCGCGTTTACACAAACGGGAACAACGAACGCATGCGCCTCGACTCCTCCGGCAACCTGGGTATTGGGACGAGTTCGCCAGCACAGAAGTTAGACGTTGTTGGTTCTGCACAGATTGGCAATGCATCTACAAATGCATCCGTCGCAAGATTTTATAACAACAATAGCGAGCTTTACATTGGAGTAGATAGTTCAACTGGTGGCAACACTGGAACCGCTTACGCTCAGTATTTCTTGGGGATTGGTGCATACCCCATGACGTTCTGGACGAATACCACCGAACGCATGCGCCTCGACTCCTCCGGCAACCTCGGCCTGGGGGTGACGCCGAGTGCTTGGTGGTCTGGTTCAAGGGCAATTCAGGTCGGCAATGGTGCTTCGTTTGAAGGCCGTACCGGGTCTAACATTGCGTCGATGGGGTCTAACTATTTCATCAACACAAGCGGTGTCTCGACCTATATCAGTTCCGCAGCGGCCACTCAGTATTACCAATCCGCAGGGCAGCACATTTGGCAAAACGCAGCCTCCGGCACAGCAGGAAACGCCATCACCTTTACCCAGGCGCTAACATTGACTGCGGCGGCAAACCTGTTGCTTGGCGGGACAAACGACCCTGGCGGCGAGAAAGCGCTTTACATTGCAAACACATCTAGTGTTCCTGGAACGCCAACTAGCGGAGGTGTGTTGTATGTAGAGGCTGGGGCTTTGAAGTATAAGGGCAGCAGCGGGACAGTCACTACGATTGCAAATGCATGATTACTCAACAAATGATTGCTGACTGCTTTGAGTACCGTAATGGGTTCTTGTATTGGAAAGGTGTAAGCCATCCAAACAAGCAACATTTGCTGGACAAACCTGCTGGATCAATCCACAAAACAGGCTATCGTCACATCACATGGCGAGGCAAAGTTCAAAAAGCTCATCGTTTGATTTTTATGTTGCATCACGGTTATCTGCCACCAGAGGTAGATCACATCAATGGCAACCGTTCTGACAACAGAATTGAAAATTTGCGAGCAGCTACACGCAGCGAGAATCAATGCAACCGCAATGCTTTGGCAAACAATACATCAGGCTATCCTGGCGTGTCGTGGCACAAGAAAAGTAAAGCATGGGTTGTGCGTGTAATGAAAAATGGGAAGACTGTTGTCCATCAATACTTCAAAGACTTGGAGTTGGCTGGACTTGTTGCTACTGAAGCACGAGCTTTGTATCACGGCGCGTACGCCAAACCTTGAAGGAGCCTAAACCATGACTACCTGGACGATCTCTCAACTCGACCGCAAGACCTCTGATGGTTTTGTAATTACTGCCCACTGGCGAGCAACTGCGGTTGACGGCGACTACAGTGCCAGCGTCTACAGCACATGCTCATGGACTGATGGCGAGGTCACGATCCCCTACGAAGACCTGACTGAGCAAGATGTGTTGGACTGGGTTTGGGTGTCTGTAGATAAAGATGCCACTGAGCAGGCTTTGGCAGATCAGATTGAGATGCAGAAGCACCCTGTCACCGCCAGCGGAATGCCTTGGAGTGTCTGAAATGGAGTCGAGCGAAATTGATCCGGTTCGCTACGGTGCGATGTGGCAACGTGTCCAAGACTACGAGCGCCGTTTCGAGGTCATGGACAAGAAGCTCGACAAGATGGAACGCCAGATCGAAGAACTCCTGGCACTGGCAAACAAGGGGAAAGGGGGATTCTGGATGGGGATGACGATTGCAAGCATGGTCGGCGGTGCCATCACTTGGGTAGCGGGGCACTTCAAGGGAGGCTGACGTAATGGATCCAATTACCGCTCTCGCTGCCATATCATCGGCAGTCCAACTCGTCAAAAAGGTTTCCAAGACCGTTGACGATGTGGCATCGCTTGGGCCGGTATTGGGCAAGTACTTCGACGCCAAAGAGCAGGCTATCGAGGTTGTCAAACAGGCTAAGTCTGGCGGCTTCAAGGGATCTGCACTGGGCAAGGCACTTGAGCTAGAAATGGCGCTAGAGTCTGCTAGAGAGTTTGAAGAGCAGGTCAAGATGCTCTTCTTCCAGTCAAACAAGATGGATGTCTGGCAGAGGATCACGGCTCGTGCCAAACAGATGGAGATTGATGCTGCTCACGATGCGCGGCGCAAGAAGGAAGCGGCTAAGAGGCGTGAGGCAGAGATTGAAGAGGTCATCATATTGTTGGTTGGCCTTGCTGTTGGTGGTGCTGCAATTGCAGTGACCATCTGGGCTGTGGTAACTGGGTTCAACTGGTAATGACTAGATCAGAGCTTGAGATCATCATCAAGAAACGTGCCGCGATCACGGTCACGATCTTTGCTGCTTTGCTGGCGATCAATACCATGATTGGCAACAGCAACTCCAGCAAGGTTCTGACCAACACCATTGCTGCCAACAACATGTGGTCTTGGTATCAGGCCAAGAACGTCCGGTCTGTTGTTTACGAGGTGGCAGGACGCGAGCAAGACGCTGCAAGAATGCGCCAGGACATGGAAGATATCATGACCAAGGCCAAGACTCTAGAGACGGAGCGTGATCGTGCAAAAGAGCGTAGCCCGTTCTATACCTATGCTGGAGCGGCTCTCCAGATCGGCATTGTCCTATCTACAGCAGCCATTTTGGCCGTTGCTATGCCTCTGTTCTGGGGCAGTGTAGGAACAGGCCTACTGGGTGCCGCGATGATGTATTGGGGTTTTTATGTCGCCTGAACTACAAAAGTACTATGAGAGCCGGTTTGACATGTTTTCCAGCCAGGGTTGGCACGACCTCATGGAGGATGTTGACAACATGTTGAGCAGTCTGAATAATATTTCCTCGATTGATGATGAGAAACATTTACAATTCAGAAAAGGTGAGCTTTCTATCCTTACATGGCTGAAAACCTTAAAGAAGGTCAGCGAAGACGCATATGAGGATCTGAACGATGAAGCGAATGTATGAATTTGTCTGCGTTTGCGGGCAGCGCACTGAGAAGTTGGTCGGTTATGAGACGGCTACTGTTCAGTGTGGATGCGGCGGTACAGCCAGCCGCGTCATAAGCGCTCCGAAGTTTAACTTGGAGGGGTGGTCTGGGAGCTTTCCGTCTGCACACGGGCGGTTTGAGCATAGACACGTTGAAAAGTTGAACGCGGAACGTAAAGCCAACTCATAAGCCTACGGTAGCCGAGTTGAATCTCCTACAACCTTTTTGGCAGGAAACATCATGCTGATAGACCAAGAATCGGATTTGCCGAGCGAACTTGAAGTACAGGAATCTAAGTCTCAACTCCCCGACAAGTATCGGGATAAGAGTTTGGAAGATGTAGTGCGGATGCACCAGGAGGCTGAGAGGCTGATTGGCAAGCAAGCCCAAGAAGTGGGCGAAGTCCGGAAACTGGCTGACGAGCTTATCAAACAGAACATTGGTTCGAAACAGCAAATCAGAGAGGAAGAGCCAGAAGTAGACTTCTTTGAGAACCCTCAGAAAGCGGTTCAAGCGACCATAGACAAGCATCCGGACGTTCTTGCTGCCCGTCAGGCCAGCATGGAGTTCAAGAGGATGCAGATCCAGCAGAAGCTGACGCAAGAGCATCCTGACTATGCCAACATTGTTGGCGATGCTGAGTTCCAAAACTGGGTGAAGTCTTCATCCGTGCGTTTGGGGCTGTATGCGAAGGCAGATGCTGAGTTTGACTATGACTCTGCCAATGAACTGTTGTCTACCTTCAAAGAGTTGCGTGGCGTCAAGGCTCAAAGGGCTGGACAGGCAAGTGATGCCAGTCGAGCCAAGAGCATGAAAGCAGCGCAAGTCGATGTGGGTGGTTCTGGAGAGAGTTCCAAGAGGGTTTACCGTAGGGCAGACCTCATTCGGCTGAAAATGACCGATCCGGCCCGCTACGAATCCTTGAGTGATGAGATCATGCAAGCATACGCAGATGGACGGGTCAAGTAACCATCTTTTTTTTGGAGATTTAACATGCCTAATACCGCTTTTTCCCCAGCAAATTCGGTAACCACCACTTCCGCAGCGAACTTCATCCCCGAAATTTGGAGTGATGAAATTGTTGCTGCCTTTAAAAAGAACCTCGTCTTGGCCAACGTGGTCAAGCGTATGTCTTTCAAAGGCAAGAAGGGTGACACCATCAACATCCCTTCGCCCGCTCGTGGCAGTGCTTCGGCCAAAGTGGCTACCGATGCTGTTACTCTGATCGCAGAGAGCAACACCAACATTCAGGTGCTGATCAACAAGCACTTTGAGTACAGCCGCCTGATCGAGGACATTGTTGAGGTGCAAGCCCTGACCAGCCTGCGTTCTTTCTACACGGAAGACGCTGGTTACGCCCTGGCTCGCCGCATCGACACTGATCTGGTTCAGCTTGGCCGTGCGTTCAACGGTGCTACCATTGGCACGAACGACTACGCCACCAGCAACACCTCGACCAAGGCGTTTATCGGCTCCGATGGCACGACTGCTTACAACAGCACTTCGTCCAACGCTGCTGCTCTGACTGATGCGGCTATCCGTCGCACCATTCAGCGTCTGGATGACAACGACGTTCCTATGGACGGCCGTTTCTTCCTGATCCCGCCTTCGAGCCGCAACACCCTGATGGGTCTGGCCCGTTACACCGAGCAGGCATTCGTTGGCAACGGCGATGCTATCCGCAACGGTGAGATCGGCCAGTTGTACGGTATGGCAGTGTTCGCGACCTCCAACGCCGATACCGGTGCTGGCAGCAGCGGTACTGACCGTATCTGCCTGATGGGCCACCGCGATGCGATGGTTCTGGTGGAGCAGCTTGGTATCCGTTCGCAGACCCAGTACAAGCAAGAGTACCTGGGCACCCTGTTCACCGCAGATACGCTCTACGGTGTCAAGGCGCTGCGTACCAACGCCACCAGCACTGCTGCTGACGCTTCCGCTGCCTTCGCCCTGGCTGTCCCGGCCTAATGCAGTTGTCCCCTCCCCTTCGGGGGAGGGATCTTTTTCTATAGGAGATTGAAATGGCTGCTGCTACCGCTGTTGTTTCCCGTCGTGGAAACGATCAATTCCGGGGCTTGTTCTCGGATACCTGGGAGGTTGCGTGTACTCTGGATGCTGGTGCCGTCTCGGCTGGTGCCACTGACACTGATACTGTTGCTGTCCCTGGTGTTGCTCTAGGCGATATCGTTATTGGTTTCTCGCATGGTGTGAGCGAGGCTGGTCTGGTCAAACG